GGTACACTAGTGTACTTTTAGTGTAAAATATGGTTATTGTTTTATTTTTGTTAACTTTACACCATGGATAAATTCTTAGTGAAATACGACGTGCAAACCCTTATAGATGAGGATAATCTCGACGAAATAACCAACGCTAATGATAGAACTTTCATAGATGCCATAGATGCAGCAGTAGAAGAGGTTGCAGGATACCTTAGGCATCGTTACGACTACGATAAAGTATTTAAGGTAGTACAGCCATATTCTAGTATAATAACCTTCGTAGTTGATGACCGGATTTATTGGAACGAGCCAGCTTTGGATATTGCAATAACATATTTAACAGGTGATTTAGTATCTTACCTTGGTAACATATACGAGGCTAACCAATCAGTACCGGCCGAAGCTTTTGATTCCGCTAAATGGGACTTACAAGCTGAGAACAATACTTTTTATACTTGCACAGCCACATCAATCAATAACCTACCTAATGATACTGATTTTTTTAGTGCAGGAGATAACAGAAATGCTAAGATTAAACAGGTAACGTTAGATGTGGTATTGTATAACATACATTCAAAAATAAGCCCTAGAAGTGTTCCAGAAGTGAGGTTAAAACGGTATGATGGAATGGGTAATAAAAAAGATTCGGGTAATGCATTGGCTTATTTAGAGAAAGTGCAAAAAGGAGTAGTTACATTGGACTTACCAGTTATTGAGCCTACAGTACAAAATACGGAGCGTTTCAGCTACGGCACAACATCAAACGTAAATCATAACTATTAATGAAGTTTTATAGAGATAGCCAGCTTAAAAAAATAACGGCGGATATAAAGGCTAATGTTATAAAAAATATATCGAAAACTATACCTAAGAAGGCCAATGCTTTAGACCAGGTAATAAAAGAGCAGCTCGATAGGATAACAAAAAACATAGCTGATTGGCGTAATAATGTCGATGCGGCCGAAGATACGGACAATCCAGATAGGCAGGAGCTAATGGAAATGTTCAGAGATTTCAAAGATGATGCGCAATTATGGGCCGTTATGCAATCAAGGATATTAAAAGCTATAACCGGAACATTTAGCATAAAAGGCGAAGATGGAGAAATTGACACGGATGAGCAAAAAAAATTCTTAGACCCAGATGGCTATCCTTTGACATGGTTTAGGGATTTCATGACCTACGTAATTCAATCTAAGTTCTATGGTTGGGAAGCTATACAGTTAGGCGATATTGTAGATGATAGATTTTCGTATGTAGAAAAGATACCTGAAGAGAATCAAATCCCTTACTACGACTTAATGATTAAAAATGCTAACCTTGGGTATTTAGCTGGTTCAAATGATAATCAAATAGATTTTACTAAAGAGCCTTACAATACATGGGTTATTCGTGTTGGTTCAAAAACGGATTTAGGGTTAATAAATAAATGTGCCCCGTATATTATTTGGAAGCAAGTATTCGGTAACTGGTCACAGCATGCATCTGTTTTTGGTATGCCATTAAGAGTTGGTAAGACAGATTTAGCAGATAACCAAAGAAGGCAAAATTTAATAAATGCTTTTGAAGATATGACAGGGGCATCATATTTAATACAAGATGTTTTAGATGAGGTAGAGGTGATAGAGCAAAAAGGTGGTGGCGACCCTCATATGATTTATGGTATGCTTATCGATAAGTGTGACCAGGCAATATCTAAGATAGTATTAAGTCAAACAGGTACCACAGATGAAAAGTCTTTTGCTGGTTCGGCCGGTGTACACCAAGATACTGAGAATGACATTATTTTTTCTGATAAACTATTCATAAAGAATGTAATAAATGATTTTCTTATTCCTAGAATGAAAAAAATAGGAATGATAGCAGAAGGTAAAAACGTTTATGGTTCATGGGATTTTTCAGAAAAGATGTCTATCGATGAATGGGCTAGTGTTATACTTAAATTGTCACAGTCTGGTTTCTCTGTTGATGCAGAAGATGTAGAGGATAAAACAAAATTACGAGTAGACCCTACAATAGTTGGTGTACCGGAGAATAAAACATTTTCTATAATGAATAAAGTAAATAAAGATTATGGCACGAACAATAGCTGAGATTAAGCAATCTATGGTCGATGCCAAGGATGCAGAGGCTTCATTGTCTGGTTTAACTTCTACAAGTCAAACGGCCGTATGGAACTTATTGTTTTTTATTTGTGCCGTAGCTATTAAATTTATAGAAGATTTATTTGATGTGTTGCAACAAGATGTAGAGGCACGACGAGCTGAGATACCAGTGGGTGTTTTACCGTGGTACGCTAGTGAAAGTTTAGTTTATCAATTTGGCGATCCGTTAGTGTTTGCTGATGGTGTTTTGGGATATGCCGTTATTGATGAAACTAAGTTCGTGGTTGATTTAGCCGCTGCGGATATTGTTAATGGTATCGTAGTTATACAATTAGCTAAGGTAGTTGCAGGAGTAGGTACCCCATTGAGTGCCCCTGAGCTGTCAGGGGTGACAGACTACTGGATTGAAAAGAGATTTGCAGGAACGTCCATTACTATTGTAAGTGCTAACCCTGACCTTCTAAAAGCAGAATATAGAATAACATACGATCCACAAGTACTGGCTAGTGATGGTTCTTTATTGTCCGATGGTGCTGTATTCCCTGTTGAAGATGCTATAAATACTTTTTTGCAATCCTTCCAGATTTTAACGGGATTTGCAGGTTCAATGAGAGTAATGGATTTAACGGATGCTATTCAATCAGCTTCAGGAGTAACAAATGCAATAGCAAATAACATAGAAGGTAAGCCAGACGGAGGTAGTTATACAGATGTATTGTTAATAGCTAATCAAACATATTCATCTTTTGCTGGCTATATAAAGATAGACCCGTCATTCCCTTTAAGTGGAACATTAACATATATTACGACGTAGATGGCTAATATATTTGATATAGATTGGAATAACGTAGGAACAAATTTAGTTCCTCATTTTTGGCGTAAAGATGCTTTATTAGCTTATGTACATTCTATTTATGCGCCTATACAGGAGCTATCCGATAGCCTTTTAGCTTTTCAGCAAGAAACGGAAACGTTTTTAAAATATACTGGTCAGCATAAAGTGTTGGAGGAGTATTTAAATGATACGTATGACGTAACGTTAAGACGTATTTTTTTAACAGAAAATGATATAGCTGCTATTGATGCTATAAGTATTTATTTGAGTGGTGAAACAACAAGTGCACCACTAGAGTTATATTTGAGCGGAGAAACGCCTACCGTTCCAGTAAGTATTTATTTGAGTGGCGAGGCTATAATAGGATATAATTTTACCGTTCATGTTCCTACGGCCATAGTGTTTGATAGTAGTTTAATGACTTCACGATTAAATAATTACGTTGAGGCATCAAAGATTTTTAATATAGTAACATTTTAGACATGGATAAAAGATTAGATTTTACAGGAGGTAACCCAGATATACGATTAGACCAGATACTAATAGATTCAGGCGCTCACAGACCAGCTATACATGCACTACTTAATTCATTAGCTGTAGGAACGAATACTAATTTTATTATTCAAGGTTGCGTGGCTACTATTGGAGGATCGGCACCAACAAATACATATTCAATAACTGCCGGTTATATTTATCTTAATGGCGAGGTTCTTCAGGTTGATTCTTTATCTGGTAGCTTCGATTCAGGCACAAATATATTGGCGTATAGCAAGCAGACTACCTTTAATTCTGATGGAGATATAAATTATAATGATGCTACGCCTAGACAAACATGGCAGGTAAATAGAGGTATAGTTACCGAACAAGCTAGTGTCTCTGGTACTGAGCTAGATGCTGTTACTGGTGATACTTTTGATGCAAAAGTTAATAGAGCAGTTTACGGAGATCATCAAGAATACACTAATGTAAACGTAACTGCTCCAAAAAATACAAATTACATAACATTTAATCAATTTGGGTCTGGAGCTACTCGTACATTAACATTGCCTAATCCAAAAGATAGCGGAAGCTTTAATAAGTTTATTAGTATCGATATTATACGAAGTGCTGGAATATTCGAGATTGAACAGGAGAATGGGACTAGTATTTTATCTGGTATAGAAGATAGTAGCTTAATAACATTGGTTAATGATGGTACCGATACGTATAAAATATTTAAGCAGCAGATTAAT